GTTAAGGCTTGGCGTACCACTTTTGAGTCAAGAAAAGATAAGTATTTTTTCTATAAACTAAGCAAGAAGAAAGATCCAATAGAGTATCTTGTTGCTAACTTTGTAGGGAGTGAAGATTTTTATATAGGGAACATAAGAGAAGATAAGTCCGATCAAGTATACATGGATTGGAAAAAGAGAAAAGAATCTCTTAGTTATGTTTTTAAAGGTGACCTATCTAAAATGAAAGAGGACTTTAATGATAACATTATTGTCCCACCTAATGAGCATCCATATCTATTAAGATTGTACATGCGTGGAGATATTTGTATTGAAACGTTGACTTTAATTAATAAATGTTGTAAAATGTTCGTATATTGGGATGAAAAATTGAAAGATGATGTTATGTGGCCTGACATTAAATTAAAGGCAACAAAATATGATCCCTTCATCTCGGTTGATATAAATAGGTATAGGGAGATAATACTCTCTATTTTTAATAAAACGCATAAAACGTAATAAAACGATATAACGCATATAACGCATATAGGAGAATAATATGACTAGTTCGTTCGGCGCACTCAAGCGCAACAGAGCAGAAGGTTTCGACAAACTGACTGCATCCCTCAATAAACTAAACTCAAAGTCTGGCGGACCCGGACCTGATGATCGTTTCTGGAAACCAGAAGTTGATAAAGCAGGTAATGGTTATGCTGTGATTAGGTTTCTACCTGAAACTGAAGGAGAAGATGTACCATTCGTAAGAAAATGGGATCATGGTTTCCAAGGACCAGGTGGATGGTTTATCGAAGACTCTTTGACCACTCTTGGTCAGAAAGATCCAGTATCTGAATATAACTCAATGTTATGGAATTCAGGTATTGAAGCTAATAAAGATAAAGCAAGAAAACAGAAACGTAGACTTAGCTTTATTTCTAACATCTATATTGTTAAAGATCCATCTAATCCTGAAACTGAAGGAAAAGTATTCCTTTACAAGTATGGTAAGAAAATCTTTGACAAATTAAACGAGGCTATGAACCCTCAGTTTGAAGATGAAAGCCCTATCAACCCATTCGATCTTTGGGAAGGTGCTGACTTCAAATTGAAGATTAGACAACTCGAAGGATTTAGAAATTATGATAAATCTGAATTAGATTCAGCTGGACCTTTGTTTGATGAAGATGAAGAGTTGGAGACTGTATGGAAATCACAATACGCTTTACAAGAATTTGTGAGTCCAGCTAACTTCAAAACTTATGAAGAGCTTCAAACTAAACTTAACAGAGTGTTAGGTCTTGATGGTCCTGCTCCAGCAACTACTGCTGAAAGTAGCTTTCAAGCTGAACCACCTGCTGAGATTCCTTCCGCACCTGCTGCTGCGCAACCACAAGTTGCTGCATCAGAAGATGATGAAAGTTTAGATTTCTTTAAGAAATTAGCAGAAGACTAATTAGGGACAGCATACCAACCACGTGAGCCTTGGGGGTTTCCTGAGGCTCCGTCGTTCATTATAATTGTTTTATTTGAGACGGATGAGCTTTGCGATCCGCCTTGAGTAACTACGTTTGTATTAACATCACCACTGCCACCACCTTGGGCGTCAGCTTGAGCATCACCTGTGTCAAGAGATTCATCAGCAAGATTCAAACCTTCCGAATCAGCACCTTCACTTAATCCTAAGAGCTGGCCCATACTGAATGATTCTTCTTCACTACCAGCTTCTTTAGCTTTAAGATTTTCAACACCAGCATGAATACCCATCATTACTGCTTCGTTAGTTTCATCAGGGAAGGTTATTGGTTGACCTTCTTCATCATATACTCTATAATTATTGTTATCATCTACACTGTTAGGATCAACAAGCACTTTCCCTACAGAGCCATCAGTCAGACCACTAAGGTCCATGGATACAAGTTTCATCTTTGCGCCATCTGACTGTAATGCATCTGGTACTTCAGCTTCTGTTACTGAAAGACCATCCATCATTTTCTTTCTTCTCTTTTCTTGAGCTTTAGCATGCTTCTCTTTATCTGCCATTAGAGATTCAGCAGTAGTCTTATTAATCTCTCCAGCGTCGAATTTGGCTTGAATCTGTGCATTAACTGCTTCATCA